CGGGGGACCGGAGCGCCCGACGTTGCGTTCTCATCCGAAACGATGAGATCACCTACAAGAAGCTGTCCTCGTGTTGCCTGATTTGGCATGATGGTTTAGCTCCTTAGCTATTAGGCGACGCAGTTGCTGAAGAAGTAGCCGAGGTCGCTAGCGATGACCTTGTAGTCCCAAGCCATCTGGGCCTCGACACGATCCGAACGAAGTTCGTTCATACGGAAGCGGGAGATGCCCACCGTGGAACCCTGCCCGTCCGACACGCCATCCCATGCGAACTGGTAACCCGCCGAAGGGGTCATCAGGCCGGGAGACGGAGCGACATGGTACAGAGCGGCGTTCTTACCGTGGATCGCACCGAACGAATCGGCAGCACCCTCAGCACCCGTGTTGCGAATGCCACGAGCCGTCAGGACTCGATCAACACCGAAGAGCGACGAAAGAGTCGCTTCCGTCGGCACGTTGGCCGAGGTGTACTTGATCCGGTCGATAACGTCCGGGTGGTTCCGAAGCTGACGCATGGCGTCGTAGGTGAGCACCAGCGTGTTCGGCAAGTAGCCCGTTGCGTTCAGCATCGTCGCCTTGCCGACTTCGATGTCTTCGATCGGGTCCGAACTCGTGTAGTTCGACCACTGCGTGAAGTCAACGCCACCAACTACGTCGGTGTCCCAAACTCCAGTGGTGAAGTAGGTGCTCGACCAGTCAATTTCTTGGCGCATGAGCATCCGCTGGGTGACGAACTGGGTCGCCTCCCGGTCAGGGTTGATCGGGTCATCAGCGTTAGCACGAGTCTGGTCGTCAACGTCCTTGTGCATGGCATAGACGTTGCAGCTATAGGTGCCCGTGGACAGCCCGTAGCCCGAACCGGCCGACGGAGTTGACGGGGCACGAAGCTGGGCTTCATCGCGGAACCAATCACCCTTCGTGTAGGTGAAGTAGAGGTCCGACTGCTTCTGAACTGAAATGGTCGGGAAGATGCGATTCGCAATGAACACATCGTTCGATTGCATGTAGGCGACGCTGATCTGCGAAAGAATCGCATCAACATGAACGTCGCTGGAGGTTGGCTGAGGCATTTTTCTTTACTCCTCGGATCAGGCCGCTCGATGCGGATTGGCGCAGTTGACAAGGGCAGTTCCGATGACGCCAGCACCGCCAGTAGCGGTCTTCATCTGGCCCACAACGTACTCAGTGGTATCGGTTCCCGGCAGCTTGGCATCGGCCTGTCCGTCAGAGGAAGTGCCAATGAGATCGCCCTCGTTGAGAGCGGCATCGCTGCTGATCTTCGTTTCGCCCATCACAACGATGGTCGCTGCCTGACCAGTAGACGGCTTGTTCTGAAGAACTCCGCAGGGGACATCGGTAGCGGCGGCGCAAAGCGCAGCCTTACCGTTGGAATCAAGCTTCACGAAGTGGAACTGCTTGGCCGAAAGGTCAGCCGCCGCTTCCAACGTGGTCTTGAAAGGTTGTGCAGACTGTGTTGCCATGCTCAGTTACCTCGCAGGTATTCGGTGTAAAGGGAAGGGTCAAGCTCGACGGCCTTGCTGATCGCCTGAGCGTGAGTAAGGGAGGTGTCTTCCTCCCGCAGTCGAGCAGCCGCCTTCTCGATGGGATCGGTCGAGCTACCAGACTCAAACGAGGTGGACTTGCCAACCTCAGAGAAAAGGCCCGACTCGCTCACTGTTTCGTTAGCAGCAGACAACGCATCAATGATGACACCGAAAGCCTCTTCGTCCATGACCTCGGCAGCAGCCTTGAGGACCGGACCAAGGGTCGAAGCGTCAACCGAAAGAGCGCTGAACTCAGCCGCCTTAGCGATGAACTCCTGCTCGATGCGATAATCACGCTCAGCCTTGGCAATCTTTTCGGCGGCCTCAGCACGCTCCTCGGCAGCCTTTACGATCTCAACGATCTGCGGGTCAGCCGACTTGAGGATGTCGGTTTCCTCTTCGATGTACTCGGCCATCTTGGAAAGCTCATCCACCATTTCGGCGTTCGCTGACTCAAGAGCGTCGATGTACTCATAGACCTCAGAAGGAAGGTCGATGGCTTCGCCGTCATCCTTCTTCATTTTGTGACCGGGCTTGGAAACTTCTTCCTCGTCCTCGTCATCGTGGTCTTCCATTTTTTCGTAATGACCGGGCTTGGAAATTTCTTCCTCGTCCTCGTCCATCTTCTTATCTTTGTGACCCGGCACAGCACGCTCCTCTGAATCGGCGGACTTGAACAAAACCACTTTGCTCAACTGATTCGCGGGACGGTTGACGAGGCTTACCTCATCGAACTCCATGTCAGATAGACGGTTCCCAACGACAGTCACGAGGAGGAACATATTGGTGATAATTTCATCGACTCAAGAGTCAATGGAATTTTTTTTTGAGCTACTTCTTTTTCGTGTTCTCGTAGCGCTCAAGAAGCCGACGGCCTTTCGCCGCCAACTTCGCCGCATCCGAACGGTTCTTCGGTACTGGCTCACCCCAAGCGGCCGCCGACAAGGCCAGCCGAGTTGGCTCACCTTTATCGTTCGTCATCGGGCCTGAAGGGTTCGTAAAGAAACGAGTGAGAAAGCTGCCTTTGCGGCGCATCTTCTCCGGCGTGTCAGCAGCGCCTTTGACCCCCGGCTTGAGATTCGCCCCTTCTTTCTGCTTGAAATGGCGACGGCCAGCAGCGGTGAGTCCACCCTTCGGGTCTTTGATCGGCTGCTTCTTTTCTACGTTGATAGTGGGGCGAATAGTGGCGGGGATGACCGTAAACCCTTCGACCACCAACTCTCCGTCAGCCTTGACCACACATTCGCCGTGAACCACTCGTGGGGCACCCTGACCCGGCTCTGGGCTGGCTTTGACGTAATGACCACTGTAGTTACAAGGATCAATCATTTGCTCACCAGCTTGTTGTAAAGCACCTTTAGCATGTCGTCATCCAACTCACTACCTGAAACCAAGTAGCACTTGCCCGATGCCTTGTCGATGTAGATGCTCTCCCCAGCGCCAAGATCGTAGATGGCTAACTGGTTCGTCTCTTTGCCCATCTCCATTGCCTTCTCCCGGCTTTCCACGACTGTGGCTACGTCGAGATAAAAGAGGTCGCCGTCTCTCCATGCCCCCAAGAACTTTCCGGGTTGGCTAAGCTCATCCTTCCACTTCCGGGTGTAGTCGCGAATGATTTCAAGTCCACCGCCTTCAAGGAACTCGCTGGCGGGGAACTTTTCTTCGGCAGTAAACGCCTGCTCGGGGTCAGCCACTGCATAGCCCGTGAGTTTGTGCTCTTTCCCACGAAGGTCGAAAGTGATCCCCTCGTTCTCAGCAATGTAGTTGTAGATGCGCCGGTTTCTGGCCCAGTTGCCATGTGTGGACTGGTCGTGAGAACCGTGCTTGGACAAACCAAGCTTTTTCCGCTCAGCCTCTAGCGCCTTTATCTTCGCCTCCATTTGAGTGATGGACTCAGCCATCCTCTCCCGCTCTAGCGACTGAACTTGCTCATTGCCGGGGTAATCAGCCGACAAGTTGTTCATTCGGCGGCGAGTGATCTTGATCGTCTCTTCCCACCGTGAAATAGCTTCATCGGGGCGCATTCCCCAATCCCACACATGGGCAGGCATCTTCTGGCCGAGCCCAGCGTACATCGCCGCACGATGGTGGCCGTCAACGATCCACAGCTTGCCTAGACGATCACGAATCACATACGGGTCGTAGCCCTCACGGAACGGCTCACGGCCAGAAACAACCTTGTCCACATGACGGCTGCCGATCCACTCTTCAGTCGGATGTAGCTCGGCCGGGTCAAACATCTCTTTCGGCTTCTTGCGCCACAACTCGTCAGGAATCCGCTTCGCCGCAAGAACGTCAGGGTTCTCTTCGTTTCCGTCCGTCCACATCAGTCCATATTGAGAGATGTGGGCATCACGCTTTGCTGTCGGCCCTGAAACTTTTGGGGAACCACCGCCCCTCGCCCAATTCCCATGCGCTTTTTGATCGTGCTGAGCGTGCTTATCAACCATGCCTGACAAACCCGTCTTCTTCCGCTTCTTCTTCCGCTTGAAATTCCAATCGGTCGAAGGTACATGGACATCTGAACTCGTAGGCTGCTGCTTCTCAACTGTCTTGTAAGTCCCGCCCCGTCGCTTGTATTCCTGAACCAGCCAGCCGTTCGCATAAGCCGACGGATACACATCGAACTTGCGCTTCGCCTCAGCCTTGACCTTGGCGTACAGCTTCGGGTTCGACGGAATGTTCTTCGACTTCTTCACGCTCGTGGAGACATTGCCAAGGCCGGGGTTCGGAATCTCTTCCAACTCCATCGGTTCGCCCGAAACCATCCACCACGAAACCAACTTGTTCTTGTCGTCAACCCACCGGCCCTGCGTTCGATCCCAGCGTTCTTCCACTATCCGGCTCTTGCCTTTCGCAAGCCGGTAGTAAGCCCTCGGCTGGCCGATGGCGTCCATCTTGGCGAAGTAGCGGAAAGCAGCTTTGGCAAGTGGCTCATACCCCATGACACCGGTGAGTGTTGGCAACTCCAAGATGCCTTTAGGCCGGTTGACTTCCTCCCACATCCCGACCATTTGGTCCCACCATGCTTTGCGCTGAGCTTCCGTCACAGTTTCACGAGTCAAACCAATCTCGGAAAGTGCCTTCTCGTCTCCTCGATACAACTCGTAAAGCCTATGAGAAGGGTCTTTCATCTTCAGAGAAGAAGCAGTATGGAACTGGACTTCGATCAAGAAACCCTGAGGCGTCATGAAGTTGGCGTTCAAGCCATCGTAAGCATCGCCTAACTCCCAATAATTTTTGGAGTTCACCAGAACGAACCCCTGAGCAGCCATAGCTTCGTAAACATCGTTGACTCGCTGGGTGTACTGACGCTCGGTAAACTTGAACGTGTATCGCAAAACATCCTTCATGTTTTGCGCTGCCTCTTGCTTAGAAATGCCGTCCTCAATACTTGTCAAGTCAATTTTTCGTGCAAGTGAACTCGTTGTCTTCATCCGAAAGCCGATTCCCTCCAGCATCCCTCCGGTATCGACTGCGATAGTGTCCATCAATTTTGTGATCGCTGGCTCATGCTCTTCTTGAGAACGACGAAGCTGAGTTGCCAACATATTTGCTTCAGGCGAATACTGCCCCTCTTCGTCAAGCTTGTCTCTGGGCGGTAAAAGTTCACCACCGGCGTAAGCCGAACGGCCCCTAGCCCAGTTCCCGTGAGACTGCTGGTCGTGCCGAGCATGCTTACCAACTCGTCGCTCTAGCGGGGTGCCTTCAAGAATAATTCCGTCGCCATCACGATCAATGAACTCGTAGAAGCGCTTTTTTCTGTCTTCCTTCTTACGCTCACTTTCACGCAAACGCTCACGACGGGCAATGTATTCTTCCCAAGCTTCCTTTTCAGGTGGCCGTGATGGGGCAGGATTATCCAGAACCGAGAACATCGCACTCTCTACAGTAGCTATCCTCCGTAGGCCCTTCGCCCTCCTAGCAGCAGCATCCTGCATCCTGCGCGCAGCAAGCTCTGCTCGGAGTCTTTCAGTGAACTTCTTGCCCTTCTCGATTGTCCAGCCATACGGGCCACTTAGCTCTGGATAGAAAAGGCCAAGGGGATCAAATTCTTGCCGCATAGAGCGGAACTCTCTCGTAGCAACCTCAACCGGCAAACCGACATCTTCGGCATAACCCTCCATCAGATGCTCGTACACACCCTCTGTGGTGTAAGGGAAAGTGTTAGCAATTTCGTGGTAGTTTTGCTTCAGTTGCTCAAACAGCCGCTTCGTAGCAGGAGGCATCGGCTGGATATTTCTTTGCATGTACGACCTGCGAAGGGCAGCTTCATCGAAGAACCTCTCACGCCGTTCCGCCGCCTCCGGGTCTAATTTTTTTTCAGGACGAACCTTTTCCCACTTCTTCGCTAGGTACTTTCGAGCGTAAAGAAGTGCCTCGGATGTGACCCCCACCATCCGTTCTGCAACAGTCTTACCTTCCGGGTTCCAGTTGCCGAGAAAAGCATGGTCACGGTGAAGACGTTCTTCCCAAGACAACGGTCCCGCGCCTGAAGACGGACGACGAAATCCGAGTTCGGCAAGATCGGATCGAACTGCCCAATTTCCGTGACTCTTCTGATCGTGATTGGCGTGCTTAGCAAGAGAAGCGTCGTACTCCTGCTTCGCCCACAGCATGACGAAGTAGGCCGAAAGCGCGTCTAACTCATCAAGTTGATCGTCAGAATAAAGCTCAGGTCTTAGAGCTAAAGTCATTCTACTTCTTCCCGAGCGACCTTGACTTGTTCATCGTTTCTTCCCCTGAGTTTTCCACGCACGAGTTGCGGCTTCCCCAACCGGCAATGATTGAAGCCACTCCCGAGAGGCGAGGTCCACCCTGTCAGTAATTTGGGAAAGGAGATTGGCCGTCTGCATATCGACTAGAACTCCGTCAATCGTCTTGGCTTGCTTGTTGTCAACAATCGACTTCATGTCGCTACGGGACCACTTAGGAGCCATACGGCTATCCAAGTCGTCAATCGCCCGTTGAATCGACTCCCGCTCACCCCGCTGGTAGAGGCCGCCGTCAACATCTAGGGCACGGCTGAACTGCTCTCGCATATCCTTCATCTTTTGGTAGCCAGCAGGGGAGTTTGAGAACTTTGTCTTCTTGTACTCCTTTTCTTGGTTAGAAACATACGTTGAGCCACCCGACCCACCGCCTCGACCGTTTGCCCACGATCCATGACTCTTCTGGTCGTGATTGGCGTGCTTGTGCAGTTCATTCCAAGACTTGCTCATAGTCTTCTTCCTTTTGACTGGACCCGATTCTGTAATTGTGTAGACAACAGGCTTTCGCTCATCACGATTCATATGCAACGTGGAACCGATCGGAGCTTCTTTCAGCCACCGCTCCAAAGACACCGTAATAGCTTCACCTTCCTTGCCCTTTTGGCTAAGAATAGTTGATGAAGCAGGCAAGCTTGACGTTGCTTCATACCCTGTCCATTCCTCTGGCTCGCCCTTACGACGGCTCTTTGGGTTAGAGCCAGAAGAAAACGGCTTGAGAAGCTTCTTCGCCCAGTTGCCGTGAGCCTTCTGATCGTGCTGAGCGTGCTTGTGCAGCTCACCCCAACTCAAGTCGCTCATCAGCTTCCTGCCTTTGCTTCCTTCGGCATGATGCCAAAATCGTCCGCCCAAGAGTTTGCTTCCTTGAGCACATCCATGATGTCCATGTCAACGACCTTGACCTTCATGTCCAAATCGTCACCATCACCATCTGTGTAATCACGAGCAACTTGAGCTGCCCAGCGATGGTGGCCGTCGATGACGTAGCCGTCTCTCGACACAAAAATTTCGCCATCCCCCGGATCGAAGTTGGAGTTGTTTTTCATCCCAACAACTTTTGCTCCCACGAGTTCAGTTTGGCTGGCCTTGAGAGACGAAGCCTTGACCGTCTTGCTTTTCACAGCCACCCCCTTATCGCTCAAATGCTTGACGAACTCACCTTCAGCTTTGACCTCGCCGTTCTTGTTCTTGGGGAGCTTGTCCGCCTTTGATCCCTTGCGAGGCTTACCACCCAACTGCGGCATTTGCTTGCGAGGCACGCCCTTGTTCTCGCCGCAGAACAGGTTCGTCCCCGGAACGGTGATTTGACACAAGTTCACATTTGGCGTTGATCCAGTTGTCTCTTCCGATTCTTTGATAGCCGCATGCAAACGAGCAAGGAACCCCTCAAGGTCTTTCTCAGAAACCTCGACTTTCTTGCCAGACTTCAAGCGATCAAGCGCTGCTCTCGCCTTGCTGCTCTTTTCGTCGCTGCTGTCAGGCTTTGACTCTGACTTCGGCTTAGCTTCTGCTTTCGGCTTCGGCTTCG